GAAGGCTTCATGCAAATCATCGACTCGTGGGCCGAAGCTTTCAGAAGTGTATTCGGTGAAGTTTTTAATTGGCTGAAACAAAAGGCTCTGGATATCTTGCCGGACTGGGCCGTAAAAATTATCGGCGGAGTGGGTGACGTGGCGTCTGGCGCTTCAAATATAGTGGGTGACATGGCATCGGGCGCTTCAAATATAGTGGGTGACATGGCATCGGGCGCTTCAAATATAGCGGGTGACGTGGGTAACTGGGTCGGCGGGCTTTTCGGCGGTAAAGAATCCGGTGAAGATGCAACACCAGCATCCGATCCAACGTCCCAGTCTCATTCGCAAGCTATGCGCCCGGGTGGCGCTGTGACGAACGTCGGAGGAACGTCGAGCAGTGTCGAACAGAACATAAACATGGAGATCCGCACGTCTGACCCAGAGAGAGCGGGGAAAGCGGTGGCTGACAATCTTCAGCGTCAGATGGATGACGCACGGACACAAAGCAGACGCGGAGGCATGTAATGGCGATAATCGGAGAGTTGACAGACTACGCAAAAAACACCGGCGGCATCCGCGACTACATTAACGGCCAGTTTGAGAACGACGGCAATGACGGCGAAGAGGTCGGCATTGGCGGCTTTACGGCCTTTGCGCAGATAAGCGAAAAATTCACGCGCAGCGCATCTGTCCCGGTCACGTATCTTGAGGACGGCGGCCACGTAAATGACCACATCATTCGCGAGCCTATCACCCTCAGCATCGAGGGCAACGTATCTGACATTTTTGTGCTGCCGAGCGAACCAGTCGCACCATTACAGGAAAATCAAACGCAGATCGGAAACATCACGCAGTATGCACCCGCCAGAACCCAGGCGCAGTTAAGCAGGGTTTCGGGGCTGGTCAATGACTTCACGAGCGCAATGGATAAAGCCGATGCGATAATCTCAGCATCACAGGGGGCGGCAAAGTACCTTGGACTCCAAGACATCGAAGCCCAAAGCAATATCGAGAGTTTTCTTGCCGCAATGAAGGGGCTGCAGGCATCTGACAAGAGAACGAAAATCAGCTCCTCGTTGGGGTCTTTTGCAAATATGTATATCACATATTTTGAAGTCACTCGCGACAATCAAAACCGAGCAATTAACTTTAATCTCGAAGCGCAAGAGATCAGAACTGCTGATACCTTCTCGGTAGCAACCAGCGCCGCGCAAAACGCAGCCATTTCCACGGATGGGCAGACAGACGGGGAAACCGACAAAGGGACGCAGGAAGGTGAGGAAGTGGAAGAGAGCTTGTCTACAAATTTGGGGCAAATGATTGGGTGGATTTCAGAATGATACGAATACAGAACATAACAGACGAGCCTATCCAGCGCCATACAATTCTATTTGAAGAGTCTGAGATCATTTTTACACTGAGATTCTATCCGCGCACTCAAATATGGATGTTCGATGCGGAGTTTGGTGATAAGAAGGTTTACGGTCTCAAGCTGTCCGTAGGCGTATTACACATGCTAAGCCAGAATCAGCCCTTTGATTTTGTCTGTGGTGACCTCAGCAGAAACGGGATTGATCCATTCAAACGACAAGACTTCAGTTCAGGACGCTGTGAAATTTACATGCTGGAGTCAAACGAGATGGAGCAGATCAGGGGCGCGGCGGTGCAGTTTTGAGCACGCCAAGTTTTAGATTCGTTGTCAACAAAGCTATTTTCTTGTCTGTTGACAAAACAACATCGTTGACAAAATATGTCAACGCAAAAACAACATCGTTGACGCTCTGTTGACAATCTTGTTGACGCTTTTATTTAACAATTTCATATACTTATATATTCTGTCAACAGAGTCAACAGAATATTACTAAATTTGTTAGAATAAGGATTAAAGGGTTATTTAGTGAATATATACTCCTTAAACTGGAATTATAAACTATTATGGAAACGGCGTTGACAGCGTTGACAGCGTTACCGACTCAAATTAATGCCGGCCGACTTATCCAGTGGGCCAATAACTGCGGCGCACGCTGTGCCCTGATAGCAACGGGCAGACGGCAGGAAAAAATAAACGAAACGATTTAGATAATTGAGGATGAAGACAGTTGTGATACCATTGATTGATATCTATAGTGTGTTATTATTATCGGGCGGCTAGGCTCATTACCGAAAGCTGGCATACCCAGGCCAGTTGCCGCGTTATCTAACTGGGATCAATGCGAGGGTGATTGATATGAAGACAAAACCAAAAAAGAGCGCACGGTGGTTTAAAAACGAATATTCCGAATATTCCAGCGCGGATGACATGGAGTATGACGCAAGGATATCATGGGACTGCGGAGAGCACGAACATGATACAAAGGAATCCGCCAATGCCTGCATCCGAGAAAAAGAGGATGAAAAAGAAAGGTATTATCTAGGTTTAAACTGCAAGCCAGAAAAAAAAACAGAATTCATAAAAAGAGAATATTGGCTCTGCGGTCATCCGAGACATAATCACACTTCAGAACGTATCGCTAAAAAATGTATTATCGAGGGGAAAAATAAACTGAAAGAGGCCCCCGCAGAGCCAAAAAGAACAAGAAGGGAAGCCAGCGAACTCACCCCAAAAAGAACAAGAAAAGAGATCAGCACAATGTTTATGAGCGTGCTTTCAGGACAAAAATTCACGGAGGCAGGAACTGATTTTGGGGTGAGTTCGACTAGGGCTAGGCAGATTTTCAACCACACAAAAAGAAAAATTTACCACCCAAAATATCGGCCTGTAAATGAAGATGAGACAGCACTTGCTGGGCTTGTTACGATTAGAGACCTGAGAAAAAGCAGTAAGGCAGTGGAGAATTTAAGACAAAGGCTTTTTTTGTGGGAGCATTCAGGCGAATAACACCGAGAAATAAACCATGGGTTTTTATGAGCACTCCAAGATTCAGCCGTAATTATGTTTTAGTCATCACCGCCGATGGGCGTAACGTGTTAATAAAACCACCGATTCAGGTTGTCTTTGAAGTGACAAAGTCGATTCGCGGTGGGCTGAATAAGATGAATATTCAGATAACCAACCTGGCCGAGAGCAAACGTCTGTCGCTTGTCAAAGATGCCGAGCAGCAGAAGATAATGCGTATCGGACTGTCGGTCGGTTATCAGGATCGAATAGAATTAATATTTAAAGGGACAATTCACACCGGGAGCAACTCACGACAAGGCCCGGATCTTTTAACATCCCTCGAATGTCTGGATGGCGGTGAAGATTTCCTGCACAGCTTTACGTCCCGCACGGTCGAGGGTGGGCGCAGGGCGATAGATGCCGCGCTTGAAGACATGCCAAACACCGAAACTGGTAAGATAACAGAACGACCTGTCTTGACCCGACCAAAAGTTTTGGTTGGCAACAGCGCCCGCCTGATAAATGACATGGTGGAACCTGACGAGACGTGGTATATTGACAACGAGCAATTGTACGTTATCAAAGATAATGAAGTTACGAGCGGGCTAAAGCCGGTTGTGAGTGCCGCCACCGGGCTTATCAGCACACCCACACGGGACAGCAAACTGGTGACTTTCGAAACGCTGATGAATCCCTCCGTAAAAATAGGAGGGCTTGCGAGCCTCAAGAGTGCTACAGCCCCGCACCTTGACGGGATATATCGCATTGAAACAATCTCATACAGCGGGGACAATTACGGAGACGCATGGACGCAGACATGCACTGGAACTCTCGATAAAGGAATCAAGACGTTATGAAGGAAAAACTGCAATTAACTGACATCCTTAATTCCGCAATTGACGAGGCGCTGTCTAATCTCCACACTGCCACTATTGCCAAAGTCACGGCGGTGCAAGCAAAAACGATCAGCGTTCAGCCCGTAATAAATAGAGTCGTTGATGGTAAGTCGATCAAGCTGCCACAATTTACAAAAGTACCACCTCTTTTTATGCAGGGGGGTGGGAGTTATACAGCGCACCCGATTGCCGTTGGCGATTATTGCCTTTTGATACTCACAGAGCGGTGCTTTGACCGATGGTATTCCGGGTCAGACTTTCAAGACCCGGCAGAGTTTCGGATGCACGACTACAGCGACGGCATAGCCATTGTTGGCATCAATCCCAAAGCCGGGGCGCTCACAATACCGGACGTTATCCAGCAAACCGGAGACACGAACCAAGATGGTGACTACACTAGGCAGGGTTCGCTTGTGCAGATAGGTGATATGACAATAACCGGCAACCTGCACGTAGACGGCGAGATAACATGCACGGGTGATGTTGTAGCTGGTGGTATCAGCCTCAGAAACCACACCCACCCCGGCGATAGCGGCGGAACAACAGGAGGGGCACAGTGAGAGTATCAGGACTAGACAATGATCTTGATTGGAGA